TGAGGTAATGAAAACTTTAAAAACTGTAATGCTGTTTGTAAAAGTTCAACACCCTTTTCAACAGTATAAGGTTTTTTTTGTTTTTCAAAAGTTTCTTTTTGATTATACATTTTTTCCAAATCAGTGATTAAATTAACATCACTTTCAGTTTCTTCACTTTCAGTTTCATTACCTTCTTGTTTTGTTTTATCACGATAAGAAATAAAATGTTCTGTGATTGATCCTGATTTAATTGTGTATACTTTTTTACAACCAGAATACTTATTACATTTTTCTTCCATTAAACCCTTACCTTGAGCGGCAGAATGTCCCATTCCACCTCGTCTATCAATTTTTGTAATTGCATTTTCTTTATCTGTCTCATCAAAATTCACTTTAATCTCAAAAAAATTTGGAGTTTTTACCATTTTAATACTTTCCATATCAGGTTTTACATAAATTTCTTTTTGATATAAATCTTTAAGATGTTTGTTAACTTCATATGTAAAAACATTGGATAGTTGGTGTATTGAATCACCTGGATTTAAAACTGCACTTTCAATATTAAATCCTGATTCAGGTCCTTTATAAATGATATCAAAAAAATTGTTACCTTTATTTATGGTAATTTTTGGTGTTTTAACACCATCCCCATTATTAAACATACCTTTAGACCAAGATCGTTTTTCTGCCTCTGTTACCAATTGTTTTAATTTGGATGTAGTTTCGGTTAATATTAATTTTTTTTTCACCCTAAAATAATTTTCAGATACTGAAGTTTTTTGTTCATTAATTTTTTCCTTCAAAACTCTAACAAACTCAGTTTGTATGTCTTTTAATAACTCAACATAAGAATTCCTTACTCTTTTTTCAGGTTCTTCAAACTTGGCATTTGAATATAGGTAATTAATTCCTGAAATGTTTGTTATGCATTTGTGACCACCTGAATTTGCCATAATGACATCATACCCATTTACAGATGCTTTATTAAAAACTTTTCTGTCTTCAAAAGGAATTGATTTATAAAGATCTTTTGACTTGTAATCAAGATATCTGTTAAGTTTCTCTGTCCCGTTAATTTTAATTGATGGTGAATTACCATAAATTGCCATAAAGTCTTTGAATGTAAATCCAACCGATTGTTGTTCTGCGTCCATCTCAGATATTCTTTTAAGAGTTGAGAATGTAACTATTTGTTTTTCTAATTCAGTTCTAAACTTTTCTAACACCTCATCTTTAATTTGCCCAAGATCAACCCCTTTAAGTGCTCTTTCTTTTTTATATGGATTGCAAGATGCTTGAACCATTCCCATTGGAAGTCCTGTCACTAAAAACTCACTATCAGGATGGTTAATAAATGGTGTGTATCTGTCGTAACCTCCAGATTTCATTGTTGGACCTAAACCGTATTGAGAAATGATACCATCTTCATAAGTAACGCCCTTTTCTTTTCTTGATTGGATATAGTGCTCTTGATTTTTTTGTAATTGGTCCATTGACGCATATCCTTCTTTCTCCATTAGTTCTTTAATGTTTAAAAGAATATTTTGAAGTGATGGTTTTGAATTCATCACAAGGTTTCTTAAAAAGTTTGGTTTGTTTTTAAATGCTAACAAAAGTTTATTTGCTACCAATCCCATCATTTTTTTATTTTCTTTAACCCCTTTGGTTCTATCTACTTTGAATAGGTATTGTACAACTTGTTCTGGTGTAATATCGTATTTTGCATAATCTGCGGAATCAATCATTGAAATTGTTTCAACATCATCTTGTGTAAAAATGTCTTTAGGTGAAATAGATTGTGATATTGTTTCTACATTTGATCTTGATGATTTGAAGTTTGTTGCGGTTCCTCGTTCCACACCGGCTTGACTATCGTGATGATCTGTATGTATAATAAACATTGGTTTACCATGAGCAAAATCCACTAACACCGGCATTATTTCGCCTTCGCCTTCTAATTTTTTAATTGCAAACTCCTTAGACCCATATTGTATAATTTCAGCATCAACAACTTTAATCCCATGTTGTTCAAGATAATTCTTCATCGCTAATGCCGTGGTAACTCCATCCAAATCTTGATGAAAATATATTTTTGCCATTTGGTATCTTTTAGCGAGTGATCCAATGTCTCTAATGCCACTTTCGTTAAGGATTCTTTTGTTCTCTTCCTCAATAATTTGTCTAATCAAATTTTTCATCCTATATAAATACTTTATTAACAAAAAAATCCCCATGTTTAAGTGGGGATTGTATATTTTAGTGTTTTACTAAAATTATATTATTCTGCAATTTCACTTTGTGGTTCCATTTCGCCAACCAATTCCATCATCTGAACATCCAAGTTTAATTTAACCTCATCACCCAACAACACACCACCTGTCTCAAGTGTTGCATTCCAAGTAAGATCAAAATCAGATCTATTAATAACCCCTGTAATTTCAAATCCGTGTTTTGTATTACCCCAAGGATCAACTGATTTTCCATTATAATCAACAACCAAATCAATAATTTTAGTTGTATCTTTGATTGTCATTTCACCTTTCATTTTACCATCAGTAAGATTTAAATAGGTTGATTCAAAATACATTCTTGGAAATCTTTCCGTATTAAAGAAGTCTTCCGCATTAAGGTGTGTGTCTCTGTCACTATTTCCCGTTGAGATTGAGTTGACCTCGGCCTCAAAACGAATTTGGGCATCTCCCATATCTTCCATAGTGTAGTTCATTCCACCAGAATAATTTTTTAAAGTTCCTTTTATGTTAGAAACCATAAGGTGTCTGATTTTAAATCCCAAATCAGAATGGGTTTGGTCAATTACAAGTTGTTTCATTTTTTTTTATTTTAATAAGTTATATATTGTTTTAGTTGTTTGAGTTTCCAAAATTAAATGGTAAAAACCTGAAGGTAAGTCTTCCGAATTAAAAGAAACTAAAGTGGTGTTTTTTAACCACTTAATAATTTTTCCTTCTGAGTTAATTAAATAAAAATTAGTTGGTTCAGAAAGTGGGAATACAATTACTCCCTCCATTGGGTTTTCAATTGTTAAAACATTTAATTCGTCAACATTTATAGTATTACTACAAAGAATTAAAGTGTATGACATGTTTGGAGTAACAGTAATTGGTCCCATACATTCCATTTGGCAGTTGCAAGGTGGTGTTGGTGCCGCACAAAGTGTAAGACTGATTTGGTTTGTTGTATCAGTAATTTCTAAGTGCCAAACTTGTTGATTAATTAAAGTGTCAACAGATAATATATTTGCCATTCCTGAATTAAGAGGACTAATCCAATTACTTACAATAGTGTGTTCACAATTATTTGGGTTGATGACATAAACATCTAAAGTTGTTTGTGAAAAACTCATGAGTGTAAATAAACTCACGAATAAAGAAAGGATTAAATTTTTCATATGATTTTTATTTTAATGATAAGGATTTAAATGCACAAAGAAAATAGGTTTTACAAATGAAAATTAAATTTCTAATATTTTCCAATTTCCTTTTTTATCTTCAACAAGACATGTTGAGTTTTCACAAAAGTCTCCAGAGTTCATATAATCAATTTCAAGTTTTGGTTGATGAATGTGACCACAAACTGCAACATCATATCCCTTCTCTTGTGTTATCCCTTTTGCTCCCATTTCAAAATCAGAGACAAAATTGATTGCACCTTTAACAGATTGTTTAATGTCGTTTGCTAATGAATGATATTTCAAATTGAATATTTTTCTGATCCTATTATATATTGTGTTTAGTTTAATAACAAAATCATAAGACCACCCTCCAACAACCGCCAACCATCTTACTTTCATAATAATAAAGTCTAACACATCCCCGTGAAAACAATAATAACTTCTTCCATCAATTCCAATATGATTATACATTCTAAGAATTTGAATATTATTTAATTGAAATGGAATAAAGTCTTTTAAGAAGTCATCGTGATTTCCCCTTATGTAAATTACTTTTGTTTTACCTTCAGATAGTTTGATTATCTTTCTAATTATTCTTGTACAATCATTTGTCCATTTACCATTACTTCTTATGGCCCATCCATCAATAATGTCTCCGTTTAATATTAAAGTCTCCATTTCATTTTCTTCTAAGAACTTTAATATCTTGTCTGTTTGTGATTGACGAGAACCTAAGTGAAGATCGCTCATTATTACTGTTTTCCATTTTTTCATTACCAATAGTTTTGATCTTTTGTAAAATATTCTTTGTTTTTGTGATTAAAAAATGACCCTAAAAACAATTTAGCCATGTAAATTATACCCTTGTTTTCAAATCTTCTTGGTGGAGTAAAAACTACATTATTTATTCTACCAAATTTTTTAGGTTTGATTTGTTTAGAAAAATAATAATCTTCAGCAACTTTAATCTCCTCATCAAATCCTTTAAGATTTTTGAATGTTTCTGATTTAATCATCATAAATCCACCTAAACAAAATGGTGTGGACCACTTTGATATTAACTGTAGAAAATCAAACAAACGGTAAATGTAGTTGTATTTACCGTTATCGCTTCTGAATTTAGTCGTAACTAAATCCAAATTATTTTTGTGTATTTTAAGAAATGCTCTTTTGATAATTTTTGGATCTAACAAAAATACATCTGCGTCCATAAATAAAACATAAGGCGTTGTTACAAGTTTGAATCCGTTATTTCTTGCTATTGCTGGAAGTCCACCCTCCATTAAATGTAATTCAAATTTATCATGGAAGAATTTGTACACTAATCTATTCAATAGTTCAGTTTTTGTAATTTCATCGTTTGATGCGTCACATACAACAACTTTAACATTATGTATGTCAACCTGATAGTTTAGTAGATCCAATGTTTTTAATATAATTCCCTTCTCGTTCTTACAAGGAATTACTATGGTTATATATTCATTTAATTTCATAATTATTACGCCACTCAAAGTAATCTTTGCGGTCTTTTAAAATTATTTTAACAATTAGTAATAATATGATTGAACTAAAAATCATAAATTTTTTTACCAATAGATAGTAATAAATTTAGTTAAATACGATTTAAAAGTCAATCTTAGCAGTATTGTAGCTGTCTTAACTTTTAGTTAACATAAAAAATTACTATATTTGTATTATGATTACAGATAAACTTTTAAACATACCTCAATCTAGTGGCTGTTACCTTTTCAAAAACGAAAAGGGTCAGATCATATATGTGGGTAAGTCAAAGTTTTTACCTAAACGAGTTAAATCTTACTTTCAAAAAAATCACAAAGATAAAAAAACAACTTTCTTGGTAAATGAGATCCGTGATGTTGAGTTCATGACTACTGATGATGAGTCTCAAGCTCTTTTGTTAGAAGATGAACTTATAAAATCACACAAACCAAAATACAACATCAAAGCAAAAGATGATCGTTCTCGTCGTTGGTTTATCACTTTGAGTTCAGATGAATTCCCAAGACTTTTGGTTTGTAACCCTTCTAACTTTACTGGTGAAGTTCTTTTGGAATCTACAAGTTCTAACTCTTGTTATGAGATCTATGAAATGGTTCACGACATTTTTAATCTTAGATCTTGTTCTTACAACTTGACTGAAGAAAATATCCAAAACGAAAAGTTCAAGACTTGCTTGGAGTTTCATCTTAGTCGTTGTAATGCTCCTTGCATTTCCTCTATTCAGAAGTTTTCTTACTTAAAAATTGTAAGTGAGATGAGAGATGTATTTTCTTTTCAATTCGACAAGGTTCGAAATCGTTTGAAGAAGTTTATGAAATATTATTCTGAACAAATGGAGTTTGAGCTTGCTCAGAACTTAAAAAACAAAATGGATGTTGTTGATTTGTTAGAGAAAAAACTTGAGTCGTTTCGTATTAGAAAGTATTGTGATGTTGCAAGATCATTCAAAGAACAATTTGGTTTATTGAACGTCCCAAATCTTATCGAAGCTTTTGACAATTCTCACACTGCCGGTGACTGTCAGGTGTCTGCTCTTGTTCGTTACAAGAATGGTAAAACTGATAAGTCAAACTATCGTAAGTTCAACATCAAAACTGTTGAGGGTCCTGATGACTATGCGTCATTCACTGAGGTATTAAATCGTCGTTTCAAAAGACTTTTGGATGAGAAACAGGAATTACCTTCACTTGTTGTTATTGATGGTGGTAAAGGTCAGTTGGGTGTTGCAAAAAAAGTATTTGAATCTCTTGGGTTGTTGTCTTATATTGATTTGATTTCTATTTCTAAAAACGACAAACACCAGTCTCAAACAATTCACACCGTTGATGGATCGTCATTTGATATTCCAAGAAGTGAGTTTGGGTTCTTATTGGCTGAGGTTCAAAATGAAGTTCACCGATTCGTGATTACTTTTCACCGACAAAAAAGATCAAAGAAAGTTATTGGATAAACTTTGTATCGTAATAAGTCACAATATAATCCGCATTTAAAAGTGGATGTTTGGTAATTATCTCATCTATTTTTTTATAATATTCTTCTGACTCATAGTAAGGTTCTACTTTAGGTAAAAACTCATCTTTATATTGATAAATAGCCTCAGTCACATCAACATTTTTGCCATTTTTTGTTGCGGATATTGGAACAACCTTGTTTTCTATATAAAACGATTCAAGATCAAAATGTTTATTGTTAAAACCAATTGAACTTATCTCGATCACATATTTTTTATATCCAACATCTAAATTTCCTGTGGTAAATTCAATTTTTCTTACAGAGTCAAAAACTTTTTGTATTTTGTTTCTTGTTTCGTCGTTAAGATAAAATTTTGGTTGTGTGTCTTCCCATATTATATTTGGTCTTAGTCTAATATTAATATATTGGGTAAATTCTTCTAATAATTCTAATAGTTCTTCATAAACTATTGCATAAAAATAAGAAACATTATTTGGATTTTTTATTTTAAAGTGAATTGGATGAAATGGGTTTGGATCCCAAGAACCATTTGATCCATATTCACCAACCCCAACAGGAATACATTGAAGTCCGAAAATGTTTACTTCTTCACCCACAAAGTTTTTAAATAATTTTAATATCTTTTCTTCTTTCATCATTTAAACATTTCCGATTCTTTTTTCCTTCTTGGTTCAAGACCAGGAAAGTCATTAAACAAGTTTTCACTTGTTGTTAATATTAATTTTCTTGCCAAATCAAAATCACTTTGTTTAACGGCATGTATAAACTTAGAGGTTCTAATACCTCTACCCATGTTAAATGACATAGAAACCATTGCATCGTACATCCCTTGTGTAATTGGTGGTTTAATTCCTTTTTGTTCCCACTGATTTAAAATTCTATTAATAATACTTTCAGACTCTCTTAAATCATCTTTAAGTAATGTTTCAGCATTTTCTTTTGTGATTTTAGTTTTACCTGATTTAATTTTTGAATATCTTGGAAGAAAATTAAAAGATTCTTCTTCATCAGGAAATATTGCGTGACCATATCCAATAGTATAGGCCCCATCACCAAGATTATACGCGACCAAGTTTGGTTCTCCTTTGTTAACAATAGAACCTTCTTCATATTTCAAATGATCAATTAAATTTGGTGACGACTTTCTAATTCTCAACGGAATAATTTTTTTGATTGTCTTTTTTTCAACCTCGACAGTTTTTTCTAATGCCGGTTCAACTGTTTTATTTAATTGTTTAACCGTTAAAAGTCCAACAAAAGAATATAATATATATTTTAATATTTTTTTTCTTAATTCAGGTGGAATATTTTTAATCTTATCTGAAACACTTTCAATGTATTGGATAGCATCTTCTTTTGTTTTAACCCATAACTTTGATTTATCAATATCTTTTTTGACATTGGTAAAATCCCATTCCATGTCAGGTTCGGTTTTACCGTCCTCAACAATTAAAGATATTTTGAAAACCATGTTGTCCAAAATACCTTCATAAATAAGTCTATTATTAAATGATCTAAGTTGTACTTCCGTTAATGAAACTTTCATATTAATAAATATAAAAGAACTCTAAACATATTGAATCTTTGAAACACAAATGTTTTCAATTCCAAAAAACTGTAATTCGTCTTGTAGTAATTTTTCATTAGTCCAGTTTCTAACTCTATTATTAATGCCCCTTTTATTGTTTTTAACCCATGATTCAGAAACCCATAATTCTCCTGTAAATTTAATTTTAACATCTAACTCATAACAGTAAATTTTAGTTTCTTTGCTTAAGTAACCCCCTTGTCTGTATTTTCTGATGTTAGTAATTTCTATTTGAATGTTTTTACCCCAAACTTTACCTTCACATTTAATTAATTTTTTCTTAAAAAGTTTTTTAACTCTTTTGATGTGATCGTCCTTGATTATATACCCTACTTTGTTTGTGTTGTTCATAGAACAAATATAAGCAAAAAAGTTTAATCCAAAAAAAAAAGTTGTCCAATTCACAAAGAAAAGAACAACTTTTTAATTTTTATTATTTTATTTACTAACTCAAAGGAACTGGACAACAATTAGGTTGAGTTGGTGTTACCGTTGGGTAAGGAGTGTAAGTTGGTGTAAGAGTAACAGTTGGTGTAACTGAAGCCGTAATACTAACCGTAGGTGTAAACGATGGCGTATTAGTTACGGTTGGAGTATTTGTTGGTGTTTCGGTATTTGTTGGTGTTACAGTTGGTGTTACCGTTTCTGTTGGTGTGTTTGAAAGACCAGGAGTTTGTGTTGGTGTAATCGTTGGCGTAGTTGTTGGCGTTTCTGTTACGGTTGGTGTATTTGTTGGTGTTTCTGTTACGGTTGGTGTATTTGTTGGTGTTTCTGTTGGTGTAGGTGTTTGCGTCTCAGTTTGAGTAACTGTTGCAGTAACCGTTGGTGTATTTGTTGGAGTTTCAGTTGGTGTTTCAGTAACAGTTGGCGTTGGCGTAGATGTTTCTGTAACAGTTGGTGTTGGTGTAGATGTTTCTGTAACAGTTGGTGTATTTGTTGGCGTTTCTGTTACGGTTGGCGTTGGTGTAGATGTTTCGGTAACAGTTGGTGTATTTGTTGGCGTTTCTGTTACGGTTGGCGTATTTGTTGTTGTTGGTGTTGGTGTAGGAGTTGGGGTTTCAGTTGGTGTTGGTGTAGGACATACAATTGATTCCGCAATAAAACAATCATTACAACCTGAGTAACCTGTTGAAGAAATGTATGTACCCTGATTAATTAAACCTATTGGTTCTACTACCGCCACACTACATCCTGAAAATACAGTACTCGCAACATAATAATAGTCACCAACCGTTATAGTTGTACCACTTGGTATATCACCAATTTTATAAACTGTGTTAGAACAACAATCTTGAAAAAACGAAATTGTTGGTGGTAAAGGAGATGGTGAATTTGTTGGTGTAACAGTAGGTGTTGGATTTGGGGTTTCAGTTGGTGTTTCAGTTGGTGTTTCAGTAACAGTTGGCGTTGGCGTAGATGTTTCGGTAACAGTAGGTGTTGGTGTAGATGTTTCGGTAACAGTAGGTGTATTTGTTGGCGTTTCTGTTACGGTTGGTGTTGGCGTAGATGTTTCTGTAACAGTTGGTGTATTTGTTGTTGTAGGTGTTGGTGTTTTGGTAACAGTAGGTGTTGGTGTAGATGTTTCTGTAACCGTAGGTGTGTTTGTTGGCGTTTCTGTTACGGTTGGTGTTTGGGTTGGAGTTTCAGTTGGTGTTGGTGTATTTGTTGGTGTAGGCGTTGGTGAAGGTATAATTTCAGTTAAACTACAAAGTTGTATTCCTGTTCCTCCAGGATCTCCTGCTCCTGAAATTGTTAATGATGTAATTGGTGTGTTTGGTGTTATTAACAAATAACCAGCCGAAGAGGCTAAATTACATGCTGAAGCAGTTATAGTATCTCCTAATATGTCTAAACATCCAACCAAACATGGGCTAATTGTTAGCAAACCTGTATTTGGAGCAAATGTTATAGAATTTCCTGTATTCAACCCCCAAATTAAAATTCTTATTTCTGAAATTTGATTTGAGAAATTCAAAGTGTAAGAGAATGCACCTGCACTACCTAATACTGGATCCGCGGCCATAGTAAATGCTCCAATATATTGGTAATAATAATTATTTAAACCTGAAGGTCCTGTTAATACCGAACCTGAACCCGATGCTGTAATTACAGTACTTCCTACAGTTCTTTGAAGTCCAATTTGAGGAAGTTGACTTCTTGTGTTACAACAAGATGAATCAATGTTTGGTGTTTCTGAAGGTGTAACAGATGGTGTATTAGTTTGTGTTTGAGTAACAGTTGGTGTAGTTGTAGGCGTAGCCGTTGGTGTTTCTGTAACTGTTGCAGTAACAGTAGGTGTTACAGTATTTGTTTGAGTAACTGTTGGTGTATTGGTCAAAGTAGTTGTTGGTGTCGGAGTAATAGAATTGTTTACTATATCAAGTTGAATAACATTGTTATTTCCACTATATATGTATGTTCCTACCGTCCATCCTAATGTGGATACAGATGTATTAGTAAATTTAAATGAATTATTTATGGTATAATTGTGCCACAAGCTTCCTGAATTGGCACCAGGTGCAGTTATGGTGGGATTTAAAGCAAGCTGATTAGCAAACCACCCGAATCGATTAGTTTGAGATATAAAGATTCCATAATAATTTTGATTTGGTCCAAAACTTACATTATTATAAAAACCATTAAAGTACCTATACGAACCATTTGTATTAAAAACTATGGATCCAACAATTGGATTCATATAGGGACCTGCAAGAGCATACATTGTGTTTGTATTTCTAAATCCTTGATAAATTTTTCCAACCGCACTAACTATAACATCACTTCCAGAGTTTTGTATTGTTATATTGACATCTGGATTTGTACTTTGTGGTCCAACTAAAACAGAAATATACTCATAAATACCATTATTATCACCCCAAGTTGCTCCAAATTTACCAGGCTGCAAACCCAACGAATTTAGATTTTGATTTTGATAAATCATTGATCCTGTTAACAAAGTGTTAGAAACATATCCCGTAGGCAAAGTTAACCTTAAAGGGTTGATACTATTACTTGAGTTATATGAATATCCCCAATTTGCAGAATAAGTTATCGATATTGGATCAATATTCGGTGCGTTAGCATATCCCCATCTATAATCTTGTTCTACAGTAATTGCATATTGTGTCCCTGTAAAAGTTTGACCTATTGGACTAAAACTAATTTGCGATTCCCTACCGTCAAATTTTTTAGTAAGACTGTAACTTGAGTTACTATATGTCCCATAAATAAGTGTGGCTAAATTAACTTTACAAGTTGCATTTATGTGAACATCATTTCCTTGTTCGGTAATTGTTATTATAATTGGCATAATTTCTTTTTTTATAATAAATATAAGTTCCTTCAAAAAAGATTATTAAAACCTTTAAAGTTTTTTTTATTTTATTCCTTTTATTTTTTTAATTTATATTTACTTTTTTTTTACCTTGACAATGAGCTCTCTGACTAAAACCTTTTGGGTTGTTACAATCTATTGATTTTTTGTATTTTTTGGTCCATTTTTCATCAATTGGTTTTTTGGATAATTTGTTTTTCCAAAACTTAAATAAGTTTTCTTTATCGTATTCTTTTCTTTTTTGATCCCACCCACAATCATGACAAAGATAAGGATGTGAACCATCATCATCTTTTTTCTTCCAAGAGTTTTCACACTTTTCGCATTCAACTTTATTGTTGAATACTCTATCTGCCTGTTTTTCTGTTAATAATATTTTCATTACTCGCAATCATCACTTATGTCATAATATATTTCAACCAAATATTCGTAATATTTTTCTTGTATGTATTGTTCAACCTCATCTCTAACTTCTACCATTCCTACTGATGGTTCTACATAATCCTCATCGTCTTCATCACAATATCCTTCATCACAGTAATAAAAACGAAGTGCTTGTCCCATACAAAAATCGGCATAATCTCCTTCATCATCAAAATCACAAGGATCTTGTATTTCTGTTTGATATTCTATTATATCACCAATCTTTTCTAACTCTACTCCTCGTCTAAGTAATCTACTGGGTATTTCTTGATTCACAACTGAATTTTTTCTTTAGTTTTATTATCATAAATAGTGAAAGGTGTTGCAATTATTATCCAATCAACATATTTGTAATCTTGGTCATAGGCCTTTTCATTAGCCTTTACTTGAATTGTTTTGGTTTCAAAATCAGGATGTGACATAATTAAATCTGTTCCAAAGACCATATCAATTAAATCTCCGTTACCACCTTCATATTCCACTTTGAACCCTTTGTTTTGTAAATGTTCTTTAACTCTTTGTTCGGCACTTTCTCCAATAGCGGAAGTTCGTTGTATATTCTTGGTATAGTTTAAAAGTTCTTCTACATCTTTGAAGTATTTTTCTAATAATTTTTCCAAATATGGTTTAATTTTTGTTAAAGCGTTATTTGGGTCATTTATAATTTCTTGAATTATGTCTTTTGATCTATCACCACCTTTATAAATAAGATCTGTAAGTAGTTCAGCTAAATCATAATAGTTTGTGTTCAACTTGTTAATTGGTTGCCAATCACCATTTAAATAAACCAATCTACCACCTTTAACTCTTTTATCAATAAAATTGTTTTTTTCTGTTTCTGATATTTTACCTAATGATTGTAATAATTCGGATCCTTCAATAAATTTAGTTTGTAAGTCCTTTGGGATTTCGGTTCCTAATTCATAAATTTTTCTATTTATTATTTTTTTTAATCCAATACCTTCGTCTTTATGAAGATTACTTTTTAATGTCCCAATTTTTTTACAAAGCAACATTTTTTGTTTGTTTCCTGAAAATCTTTCACAAAAGTTATATCCAGATTTATCATCAGACTCAATCATTAAACTTTTAATTCTTTCTATATTTTCTTTTATTAACTTATCCACTATTAAAATTTTAATGTCATGTAATGTTCTTCTTCAGTTGATTCAACATTTTGGTAATGTGTCATCATCACTTTTTGTTCTTGGAAATTAAAATTAATTGAGCCGCTAGATCCTTCATTTATTTCCCAACCACCATAATAAAGTTCAAGTAAATCGTATGATATGGTTTCTAAATTTGCCTCAATCCCATCAACATCAGCATCTGTTTCTTTTTTAATCTCTGTAATTCCATTTTCAGTTTCAATTTCATTTTCAATCCAACCACTATCTCCACCTCCATCATATCTTAATTTACAAAAACTACCATATTGTTTAATTAATTCATTAACAACATTTTGGTTTGTTAAAGTTTTTACTGCTCTTTCCTCGCCTCTCCAACCAGCGGCTACATTTGATAAATCCAAAAAGTTTTTTTCTATGTTACTCTCTTCAGTAATCATGTCATAATAATCATAGTTGATTATAATTTCTTTTCTTTCAGCGTTAATTATAAAAGTTAAAGTTCCGTTTTCATTATCATAATATTCATTGTAGAAGTTACCCGTATCAAAATTTTCTTTTATTTCTTTAAATAATTCACCTATTGATCCCGGTAAAAAATTTAACTCAGAACTTACATCTCTACCTCCAAAATTTCCTCCTCTATTATAAAATGGCCCCATAGGTTCATCATCTTCCCACTCACCATAATATCTATAATACCATTCAACACCATCTTCCATGTTTAATGAATTCAAGATTAGTGAAAACCTTTTTAAATCATTTTTTTGTTTGTCCGTTAACTCCATGTAAACTTTTATTTAATAAATACTTTTAATCTTCAAACTCTAACTTTTTTGTTCTAGTTACCCATGTTGGTCTTTCACCAGATATTAATATCTTCATCCAATCTGATGCTGATGGTATAATTCCATCACAATCTTCTTTAACATGACTTTCCAAACAATATCTTGTATAGACCACTTTCCCGTCAGAATTTGTAAAATAAACCCCAAATTTTGATTCTGCCTCAAATATACCTTCGCTGTGATGACGGAATGCCCTGTGTAAAGAATGTCCATACCAAGATTTAGTGAAATCCATCCATTCGTGAAGATGTATATAATCTTCCCATTTTCCTCCAAATTTTTTTTGATTTGATTTTGCGTGAATCACCGGGTGAGCCATAATTTTAAGTTTTTAAAATTTTATTAGATTTTTCTAAATTTTCTTTTACCCATAGTGGTTGTAAATTTGTAAAATGACAAAGATTGATAACATTTTTTTCTGTTTTTGCCGAAGATAAAGGTATAATGTGATCAATATGCCATTCGTTTCTGTTTTTCCAAGTCATTCCATTTTTAAATTGTTTTTCCAAATACATTTTTAACTCTTTTGGTTCACAACCAACAATTTCAAATGTTTTATTATTTTTTGTCATATTTTTTGTTTTCAAAAAAGAATTTATTCTACTCCTACAATTTATTGTCAACCTATACAAAGGATCATTTTTATATCTATTCAATTTATATTCTGTAATATTTTTTTTATTAGTGTTTTTCCAAAGTTTTTGATATTTTTTTCTATGTTCTTTATTTTTTTCAGACCATAATTTTATTCTTTTTTTATGATACTCTAAGTTATTGTAATAATATTTTTTTAATGTTTTTTTGACTTTTTCAGGGTTTTTTTTTCTATATTCAACACTTATTTTTATAAATTTATCAGGATTTTCGTTATAATATTTTTTTCTATAATTTTTTATTTTTTCTTGGTTTTCATCCCTCCATTTTTTTTGTATTTCGTTCCGTATTTCTCTATTATTTTTGGAGTAATTTTTACTGTATTCATTTACACATAATTTACATTTTGATCTAAAACCATTTTTAGTTTTAGAACATTTATGAAACTCACAAACTTCTTTTAATAAACCACATTTACTACACTTTTTTGTTTCCATAATAATGCTGTAATAACTTATTTATTAATGCAGACTTGTTAGTTAGATCTTTTTCTAACTTTTCATATATTTCAATATTAAGGGTTATTGAAATTTTTTTTTTAGTTATTTTACCTTTTGTCTTCATATACTATAAATATCTACCAATCATGTAAAAATCATACTTTACATACTGTTGTTTAATTGATAATTTATTATTGTATTATTACTAAAAATAAACTATTTATTTTAAAAAAGAAATTAATAATGGATCCAAATAAAATTCTTTTACTTTTAAAATTTACTAAGCAACTTCACAAGGCATTAAAAGACTATAACAACTCTGATACATTTGACACTGTTAATCAAATTAAAACGGGAATACATACTGACGATTTTTTAAGACCATATTTTTCTAAATTAAATGATTCTGAAAAGTTGTATTTGTTTTTTTCAATATTTTATTATCACAGAACAAATGATGAGGTTAAATCTTTAGAGTATGTTTTAAAAAATCTAAAAGGCTATGAATTTTATGTATGTGACCAAAGTGGATATCTTACTGAGGAATGTTCTGATTGTAATGGATCTGGAAGGGAAGACTGTGATAGTTGTGATGGAGATGGTAGTATAAGTTGTCGAACATGTGGTGGAAATGGCAGTGAAGATTGTGGCGATTGTGGTGGTTCAGCTGAAGACGAGGAAGGAAACGCTTGTGATAGTTGTGATGGCGACGGTACTCAAGATTGTTCTGAATGTAGTGGTAGTGGTAACGAAATGTGTGGTCAATGTGATGGCGACGGATATTACGATTGTAATTCCTGCAATGGTAATGGAGAAATTGAAACTGATGTTATGGAGTATGATGAAAATAAACATAACATATATACCACAAACAAATTTGATAAACTACTTTCTAATACCCCTTTTGAATTGTCCAAATATGAATCAGTTGTTTTAAAACAACCTTATTATATAGAATCAAATTATGTTGGTACTGATATTATAGAAGATATCTTTTATAACTGGGGAATAGATGTAGAATTGGACAAGCTTAAAAATGGTTTTGTTATCTACAATAATGAATTATCACTGTAAGAATTTCAACTTATACATAGTTGAATAAATCAACTCCTGTATAGTATCAATTTGATTTTGAAGGTAACTATCGTCACAACAATCTCTTTTTTCTTCAATCATATTTAACAAACTTGTAAAGTATTTTAATACTTGGTTTTTGTTTTTATAAGATTGATTCTTGAATGATTTGTAATTAGTAAGAAGGCCATATTTTCCTTGGAAAGATTCAATTAATCCATCTGTTAATCCATCAACGCTTTCGTAAAACTTTTGAAGTGCTTTGTGTTCAGAATATGATTTAGTACCTAAATGAAATATATGTACTTGAGTTTGTGAGTGTAACAATTGACAAACCATCTCACAGAAATCTTCGTTTGAATTTGAAGATTCTTCTTCTTTATTGTCAGATTCGGCATCATCGTCGTCGTCGTTATCATCTTCATCCTCATCTTCATCATCTTCTTCATCATCTTCTTCAAAAAGATTTCTTTTCATTAATTCTTCTTTTAATTTTTCCGTAAGGTCTATCTTAACCATATTATTAATTTTATTATAAATATATCAAAATGAGATTAAGTTACAAAAACTTAACCTCATTAGTTATAGGATCCCAATCAATATTCCAAGGCGGATTAGAATAAAAATATTGCTCGTTTAATACAGACGCATTAAAGTAGTGTGTGTGACCATCATAATAATGTCCGTGTCCTGTATGAATGTGTCCACAGATGTGGATCTTTGGTTTGATTTGTTTGATTCTCTCAGCAAGTAATTCACAACCCAAGTGAACGTTGCGGTTACCTTCAACATTATCTAATATTCCCCAAGCTGGACCATGAGTGATCAAGATGTCAATACCTTCAGGAATCATATCCCATTTTGCTTTCAATTCTTCACCATTTCGTGGTAAGTTAAATGCCCAATTGTAAAACTCAGGTTGCCAAGGACTACCCCAAATTTTAATCTCAGGCCCATCACCATCTTGGATAGTCATTAACTCGTCTTGTATATACTCAATAGTTTTATATCCGGTTAATAAACCTTTTACTTTTTCTACATTGTTTTGGAATCCCCAATCGTGGTTACCTGCAATGAATACTTTATGATCGTAAGTTGCAATTTTGTCATACCAAGCAGCAAACTGAGTAATCTCGTGTTCGTAACCCATAGAACTTATGTCACCTGCGTGAATTAACAAATCACCACTAGGTAAATCTTGGTGGATATGTTTGTGTCTACCGTGAGTATCTGATAGGATAGTTAATTTCATAATACAAATATACTAATTTTTTCCCAAATATATCTCAATATAAAAATTAAAACATAAAAATGTTCCCGAACATATTAAAAATTTATATTCATACGCAAATGTAAGGCCTAAACCAATTCCTTTAAATGTATCTATTAAAAATTCAAATCTATTATTCATAATCGTGATTTAGGTTTTTTATTTAACATTAACTTATTATTTTAATTTCACTATCAGTTTCAATTACAACTCTTGCTCCACAACTGAGTAATGGTTTTTCATCTCCACTTCCACAATACTTTATTCTACTTGGTCCAAGTATATCAACTTCATTACAATATGTGTTATTTCTACCTTGTTTTATTGTAATAACAGGTAGATCTGTTTTTTTAGTCTTATTTGATCTTATGTGATGTTGGTTTACATGTATTTTGGTTTTCATCCTATTTTAAAAATAAATAAAACAAAATATATGTCAAATAAAAAACCCCACTTTAATAATGGGGTTCTTGTATTTTTTAACTTTTTTTTCTTCCTATAAACTTAATAACATATCCATTAATTCCTGTTGTGGAAACATATCTGTTTTGTCTTTTCTGGTATTGGTGTGCGTCCACATACCTTTAACTTTACCGTAATAAGCGTCCGAATTAAAATCAAATCCACCAGCCCCATTTTTTTTAATCTCTTGAATTAATCCTTTATGGATGTCTATATTATCTCTATTAGCAATAAATAAAATTAATTCTTTTAATTTAAAGATCTGTTTGTCAGAATATCTATGCCAAGTTTTATGTCCTCTAAACTCTTTAGCTAAGGTAACAATTTGGTCTTGGTTAGCCTTTTGACCTGTATATGTTAAACCATTTTTGATTGGACCAAAATTACAAGTTTCAATTCCAACTGAGTGTGAATGCATATAATCGGATCCATTATCACCTAAATGCCATGCGTAAGATCCTTCAGGAAAACATTGAACAATTGTTCCATCATAAATGTCGTTTCCGTTGAATACCGATTGCCCACCTAAAATAAATTCAGTCCCTATTCTACCTCTTGTGTCATTATTCCACATTTTACCAACAGCATATGGGTCATGTCCTCCTGCTGTGTGGTGTAAAAACAAATATTCTTTTTTGGTTGGCCCAAGAAGATATTCATCTTTATCCATATATTTTTGATCAATAATTAACTTATCTGTCGTAATTACTGTTTCAGATAGATCTGTTGATACAAATCCCATAGCATTCCAAGTTTTTTGACCTACAATACCATCAGGTGTTAATTTGTTTTCCTTTTGGAATTTTTTAACCGATTCTTCAGTTTTTAAACCAAAGTCACCATCAACTTTGATTTTTAGGTATCTTTGTAGATCCTCTACTTCTTTACCTTTTGACCCTAACTTTAATACTTTCATAATTATCTTTTAATGATAAATATGATTTATTTTAAAATTTATATGTTTTTACTTCTTTATTTTTTGATCTTGCCATTCCCAACCTAATAATAGTTTTGCAAATAGCCTATTAATTGCGTTTGGTTTTTTATCAAAAAAAATGTTAAAACTTTTTCCAACTTTATAAGACCCCACTTGTTCAGGTTTTTTAATACTTCCATTTTTAACATAAACATGATTTAGATCTAAGTCTTTAATATCCACTTCAATTATTTCTCTTTTCTTTCTAGGTTTATAATATTTTTTCTTTGGCTTACTTTCTACCTCAGGGTTTCCTTTTGTAATTGTTTCTTTTAATATAATTTTTTCTGTCATTTTTTTTATTTTTAATTTATTTTTAATTTGATAATGGTGCTTTAATTTTTTCGTGTGATCTATAATTACTTAATTGTATATCTTCTTCTAATAAACATTTACAAAAATTGTCATTAGTAAATGATTTAAATACTGTTATTGCATCTAATAGTCCTATACCACACTCACCTGATTCAGTTGGCCAAAATTCTGTATTGATATTTAATGTTGGTAATGGAAATGGTTCTCTTGTACGTTTAGGACAATGTGGTCTCATACCAAAGTAAATATCACTTGTCGAATGTTCAAACCACATATTATTTTCTTCTGAGTAGTAGAAATACTTATTATCTAATTTTTTCCATTTAGTTTTAGTATCTATGTTTTT